GCAACATTGCCACGGGTAATGTAGGCTCTGTCGGCATCTCTAGAACCGTTGCAATAACTGGTAATGCGTCAACCCTGTCGGTTGGCACTCTCGCGGTAGGAGAGAGAAGTTTTGCCATTACAGGTAACGCATCCACTACTGCAATAGACAGCGTTACAGAGGTAAGAACCAATGCCATAACTGGCAATGCTTCAACCCTATCGGTTGGCGATATTGCGCGTGGTGCAACATCATTTGCCCTGACTGGTCTATCTTCCACGCTGTCTGCTGGAAGTGTTGCCCGTGGCGCAATCAACTTTGCAGTTACTGGAAACGAGTCAGTCGTATCTCTTGGCAACATTGCCAGAGGCGCATCGTCCTTTGCTGCATCTGGTAATTCGTCAACTGGTTCAGTCGGCACGATGCTGCCAGAGACAATCTCCTTTGTTGCCATTACTGGCGTTGGCGGTACTGGCTCAGTCGGTAGCGTTACAAATGCACTATCTATTGCGATAATTGGTGTTGAGGCATCTGGCTCGGTCGGGACAATGATTGGCTTTGGATGGGGTGCAATACCAGACACGGCAGAGACTTGGACAGCACAATCAGATACGCCAGAGACTTGGACAGCAATCGCAGATACATCCGAGAGCTGGAGTCCAGTCTCAGACACATCTGAAGATTGGTCAGAAATATCGGACAATTCAGAAACATGGACGCAAGTCCCAGCATGAAGGTGAAATATGGCAGATACCACGACAACCAACCTATTACTAACTAAACCCGAAGTCGGGGCTAGTACCGACACATGGGGTACGAAGATCAATACCGATCTGGACTCGGTAGATGCAATCTTTGCAGCAGCAGGTACTGGAACATCGGTAGGTCTTAATATCGGTAGCGGTAAGACTTTAACGCTTGCTGGCACAGTCAAGTTTTCTGGATCAACATCAGGCACGACGACAGTCGCAGCAACTGCGGTTGCTGGAACTACCACTTTGACGCTACCAGCAGCAACCGATACCTTAGTTGGTCGAGCAACCACAGATACTTTGACAAATAAGACTCTAACAACACCAGTTATCAGTTCACTTTCATCTGCATCTGCTACTGCGCTAACTTTGCAATCTGCTGGCACTACTGCGATTACTGTTGATACTTCACAAAACATCTTACTTGGTTCTGGCGTTACTGTTAATGCTTATCAAGGTACTTCCCCTTCAAACGGGGTGTACATGGGGACTGTTGGTAGCGCTAGTTTTTTTCTTGCAAATCAGACATCAACAAATACAAATCTTTATTTAAGCAAGACGTCTGGTTATACAGACCCCGCTCTTTTGACTGCATATGTAAACGGCGTAACTTTGGGTGGATTACGAGTAACTTCTGGCAACACCGCCATGAATCTTTATGGCGTATCTGGTATTACTTTCCCCGCAACTCAGATAGCATCTGCTGACGCAAACACATTGGATGATTATGAGGAAGGGACTGTTGATGCAACAATTACTGGAAGTACAACTGCTGGCACTGCAACTTACACATCACAAACTCTCTATTACACAAAAATTGGAAATACTGTTGCAATAAGTTTGTATATTGCTTGGAGTGGTGGAACTGGAACTGGTATTTTAAGAATTTCTGGACTTCCTTTTACATCTGCGGCTAGTAGATACCAATCTATAACGATTGGGCAACTTGAAAATGTTACAAAAACTGTATCAACTACAGTTGCCGCACAGATAAATCCAAGTACAACATACATTCAATTTATTGAAATTCCATCGATAGGCGGTGCAAATGGAGGGCTAACATATGATGCCGCGGGAAATATTTTTGTTAGCGGAGTTTATTTTGTTTAATTAGCCTGATTGGATTATCAGGTCGGACACTTAACTTAAAGGAAATCAAAATGGCACTCACAGAAACCAAAGTAATCGATAACATTACAGTCACCGAAAACGGCATAGTGCTTTATCGGGAAGCAACACGCATCCTAAAAGATGGTGATGAGATTGCTAAAACTTACCATCGGTCAAGCCTAACGCCAGCACAAGACCTCACAGGCGTACCAAGCAATGTTGTTGCTATATGCAATACAGCATGGACAGATGCAGTTATTGCTGCGTATCAGGCTCAAGTAGCTGCACAGAAAACAGCATGACCACAGAGAACACAACTGAAGGCATTTCAGTAATCGCTGCCAAGGTAGCACCTCCAGTAGGCGTGTCATTGGCGACAGTCGCTGGCTATCAGGTCAGCGAAGTATTGATCTGGGCGACTCTGATCTACACGGTCTTGATGATCTGCCACAAGTGTTACCAGATTTATAAAGAGGTAAAGCATTGACCCTTTCTCTTTACTCATGCTGGCACAGGGTGCTTTCAGCGCTATCAAGCAGGGGTGCGACTTTCTACACCAAGGTCGTATTCAGCTTGAGTCTGCTAAAAAAACCATTGAGGGAGTGCAGTCAGACCTTAAGGCAGTCAAGGGAATATTTGACTGGTTTATTGGTCTCTTTGTCTCAAAGCCAGATAAGTCTGAAGTTGCAAAGCCTGTGGCGCAAACGAAAGCCAAGGCAGTCGCAGCCAAGCAGTCCTATGAAGAGATGGAGTTACAGCTCATTAAAAGTGTGGGCGACAACATTGGTACGCTCTTTGACACGCAGCAACAAATAAACAACTACTACGCGGAACTCGAAGAGGAATCAAAAACTAAGTACAACCCAGATCAAAACACATCAAAGAAAGCCATTGAGCGTGCTTTGATTGAGTTGCAGATGGAGAAGTTGATGGAGCAGACCAGAGAGGCGATGGTCTATGCACCGCCAGAGTTGAAGGATTTGTACAGTAGATTCTTGGTGATGCACGGCAAGATTGAGAGAGAACAGGAGTGGGCAAGGTCTGAGACGATACGCAGGACGAGACAGGCAAGGTGGAAGCGAGAGCAAGAAGAGATAAAACAAATTGAGTTGATAAGTAGCGCTATTGCTGTGACATTCATTTCTTTAATTTTTGGATGGTTGATGTGGCGACTACGAGACTTATCTGGTGGGTGATTATTGGCGTAGCAGTATGTCTAGTCGTTGCTGTTACCTCAATGGCGTATGTGGAAACCTTGTACATGAAAGCTCAGTTAAAGCAAGAGATGAAAGAGTTGAGAAAACTTAAACGAGAACTCAAGGAAAGCAAATGAATGACTTACTCAATCTTCTCAAGGGTGTCGCACCCACGCTGGCAACTGCTGTCGCTGGTCCTTTGGGTGGCGCTGCTGTTACCGCTTTGGCTAGTAAGTTTGGCGTGTCTGATAGCGTTGATGCCGTTGCAAAGGCTATTGCTGGCGATCCAAAGGCTGCTGAAAAGATAGCAGAGCTTGAGCTGGAGATGGCGAAGATTGATGCAGCCAATACTGCCGACGCAAGGAAGATGAATTCAGAGATACAGAACTCTGCCACAGCGTCTTGGTTAGCAAAGAACATTGCCTATGTAATAGATGTGGCGATCATTGCTGGCGCTCTCACAATGACCTTTGTGGTGTTTATTGTTGGCGTACCAGAGCAAAACAAGTCGATGGCTTTCACAGCTTTGGGATCGTTGTGGACTCTAACGGGTACGGTAGTGAACTTCCATCGCGGTAGTTCTGCTGGTAGCAAGGCTAAGACTGAAGAAATGATGAAAGGCGCAAAATGATTGAGTTATTAAAGCAACTATTGCTGGCTAAGGCTAACCGTCCAAAGCCAACTGTGGAAGAGGTCGAAGTCCAAGTCTGGGCATTCGTCGTCAAGTCGATCACCGTCATGGTGCTTGGCATTGCGTTTGGTGTCTTGTACCTGATCGGGTTTGAGAAGCAAGACGCTGAACTCGCACCAATCGACTCTGTATTCTTAGAAATCTTGAAAGCCATTGCGTTTATGGGAGTGGGAACAATGGGCGGTATCTCAGGACGCAAGGCATCGACTGCTATTGCAAAAGCCATTGTGGGAGACGACGATGCAACTAAGTGAACACTTTACGCTTGAAGAGGCAACGCACTCCGACACCGCCACAAGGCTCGGTATAAGCAATCAACCAGACGCACAGCAACTTGAGAACATGAAGGTGGCTGCTGCTGGCATGGAGAAGGTCAGAGAGCTACTTGGCAAGCCTATCAACATCAACTCATGGATTCGTCTGCCAGAGGTGAATGTTGCGGTGGGCGGTAGCAAGGTATCGAGTCACATGGATGGCTGGGCTATTGACTTTGTATGCAAAGGCTTTGGCACTCCACTAGAGGTCTGCAAGGCTATTGACGCAGCAGGTATCAAGTTTGATCAGATGATCCATGAGTTTGGTGATAAGGGCTGGACTCACATCTCCTTTGCGCCAGCATTGCGTCAGCAGAAACTCACCATTTTTAGACCTCAGAATAAATACGCCATCGGTTTGTTGACGCAAGACGAATACAACAAGGCAGTATGACGAATCTTTATCAGCAGCTCCAGACCCCTGCCACACCAGACCTGCCTAATCCACAGGATAGCTACGACAGGTTGACGGTTGCGCAGACGAATGCTGCCTTGCGTACATTCTTCTTAAAGCTAACGAATGTCTTACAGACCCTTGCGTCACCTCGCGGTGGCAGGTTTCTAAACAACCCTTACGGGGCATTCCAAGACGGCACAGACCAGACGGCAGCCAACACCACGACTGCTTACGCCATAACCTTTGACACAACTGACTTCAACAATGGCGTAACCTTGTCAAACTCGTCAAGGCTTAATGTGTCTCAGGCTGGAATTTATAACATCCAATTCAGCGTGCAGTTAGTAAACACGACGAATGCGTCGGCAGACATTGACATCTGGTTTCGCAAAAACGGCACAAATATCGACAAGTCAAATTCACGCTTTGGACTAGCACCAAGGAAAAGTTCTGGAGACCCATTTCACATTATTGGTGCAATGAACTTCTTTGTAAGTCTTGATACAAACGACTATGTTGAACTCATGTGGCGCACTTCAGATGTTGGTGCATCCATTGAGCACTACGCTGCCAGCTCCACACCAACAAGACCATCTATACCGTCTGTCATTGCGACGGTTACCTTTGTGTCCAATCTTTCAGCATAATTAGACCCTATGGCACTCGTACCAATCAAAATCCCTGCTGGCGTATACCGCAACGGTACTGAGTACCAGTCTGCGGGTCGCTGGTACGACTCGAACCTTATCAGATGGTTTGAAAACACTTTGAGACCTGTGGGCGGGTGGCGTAAGAGATCGGCATCACAAATGACTGGTGTGTCTCGCGGGATGCTGACATGGCGAGATAACTCAGATGTGCGTTTTATTGCTGCTGGAACTCCTACGAAGCTCTACGCAATGAGCGAGGCTGGTGTCTTGAAAGACATTACACCAGTCACCTTTACAACTGGCATCACAGACGCAACGCTAAAGACTGGCTACGGTTACAGCACCTACGGTAACTTTGCTTACGGTGTAGCGCGTCCAGACTTGGGCGGGATAGTCCCCGCGACAACTTGGTCAATGGACTCATGGGGCGAATATTTGGTTGCGTGCTCAAACGCTGACGGTCAGCTCCTTGAGTGGCAACTAGGCTTTGTCACGCCAACAAGGGCTATTGCCATCGTCAACGCGCCAACTGGTTGCGAGGCTGTGATGACGACAGCAGAAAGATTTGTCTTTGCCCTTGGTGCGTCAGGTAACCCGCGCAAGGTTTCTTGGTGCGATCAAGAAAACAATACGGTCTGGACACCATCGGCTACCAATCAGGCGGGTGATTTTGAGATCAACTCTCTCGGCTCAATCAAGTGTGGGAAGCGCGTCCGAGGTGTCAATCTGATCTTTACCGATGTCGATGTCCACGCTGCCAGCTACATTGGACTGCCTTATGTGTACAGCTTCGAGAAGGCAGGATCGGGTTGTGGCGTGATCAGTTCTCAGGCTGTCGCAGCCATTGACACGGCAGCGATCTGGATGTCTAAGAGTGGCTTCTGGATATACGACGGCTATGTCAGACCTTTGCCTTCAGATGTTGGCGACTACATTTTTCAAAACATCAACTACAACCAGTCAAGCAAGGTCTACGCTGTCCACAACTCAAAGTACGGTGAGTGCATTTGGTTCTATCCATCGAGCGCCAGCAATGAGAACGACTCATATGTCACTTACAACTACCGCGAAAGGCATTGGTCGATTGGCACTTTGTCTAGGACTGCTGGAACTGATCGGGGTGTATTCACCTATCCCTTGATGATCTCATCTGACGGCTACATCTATGAGCACGAAGTCGGCTACGCATACGACGGGGCTTCGCCATTTGTGGAGTCAGGTCCTTACCAGATTGGTAACGGTGACAACATCATGTCGGTGCGTCAGGTTATCCCAGACGAACAAACCTTGGGCGAAGTCGTGATTTCCTTCAAGACTCGGATGTATCCGACTTCAACTGAGACGACTTTCGGACCGTACCCAGCAGCGCAACCTACAGATGTGAGGTTCGCTGCCAGACAGGTCAAGGTTAGGTACACGGGTGCAGTTCTAGAGGACTGGCGCGTTGGCGTGAACCGATTTGATGTTGTCGCAATGGGTAAACGGTGACTTAGAATTGGATCAAGAATTAAGGGCGGGGAAAGTACCTGTATGTATCCGAGAGGATTACATCTTGTACTTGGAGTTTTTCAAAGGTAATTTGTGGCTTCATGTCGAGATCAAAAAATGGTCTTCTGAGGTCAAAAAAAATGGTTTGAAAGACATTGCTCTTATTGAGTATTTAACAGGGAAGCCTATCGTCGCGCTGATACGCGAGGATGACATCAAACTTGTAAGATTTGCCAAGTCATTTGGCTGGTCTGAGAAATGTCAAATATCACTATTAGACGGCTCTAAGGCTTTTATCTACACCAACAAGGTGTGACAAGGGAGATGATATGGGTGGAGCAGTAAGTAATTTAGTAGAAGAAGTAGGTCAAGCAGGTCAAGGCATCATTAGTGGCGTTAATGAGGGATTAACTCAACTCGATGATGCAATACCGCAAGAAGCCAAGATCGCAGCAGCCATTTACTTGGCGAGTCAAGGTTTACCAGTCGGTGCTGAAGGTAGTGCATTGGCTAATCTTGGTGCTACCGACGCAAGCCTTGGTGCTGCTGGTGCTATCAATGCTGGCGCAACAGAAGCAGGTTTAACAGCTACTGATCTTGCTATTGGCGGTGGTGGTGGTGCTGGCGCTGTTAATGCTGGTTTTACCTTACCTGCAATTCCCCCAGAAGTAAGTGCAATATCTAACGCAAATACTATTGCAAATGCGGTTGGTTCATCTGCTGGCGAGATGACTGCACAGCAGACACTCGAAAAGATTGCACAAGAACAAGCTAGTTCGGCTGGATTGCTTGGTAGCGCCATCAACTTTGCAAAAGACAACATCCCGTTGACATTGGCAGGTGCTGGTCTAGCAGCCAAGGCTTTGGGTGGTAGCACTCCAACATCAAGCACCACAACATCAACCATTGACCCAGATGTCAAGGCAGCTTATCTACGCAACTTGGAAGAGGCAAGGATGGTTGGAGCTGGTCTAGGACAAAGACAGTTTGCTCCATACGCTGACTACAACCTTGGCATGGTTCAAAAGTACATGAACCCTTACGAAAATCAGGTTGTACAGAACACATTGGCAGACATTGAGCGTGCTCGCCAAGGTCAAATATCTGCTGAAGGTGCAAGGGCTACGGCAGCAGGAGCGTTTGGCGGTACACGCCAAGCAGTCACCAGATCATTGGTAGACGAAGCAGCTCTACGCAATGCGGGTAACTTGGCTGCACAACTTCGTCAGGGTGGCTTTGCACAGGCTCAGAACTTAGGGCTATCGCAGCAACAACTAATGCAGCAATACGAACAGCAGAAACTCGATGCAGCTCGCGGTCTACCGCTAGAGCGTTTGAACATAGCGCAAGGCGCACTAAGTCTGCAACCTGCAAGGATCGGTGAAAGCACCACAAAGCCAATCTACACAAACCCAGTAGCGTCTGGCTTTGGCGGTGCATTGGGTGGCGCTCAACTTGGATCATTGATTGGTGGTACAAAAAATCCAGAATACGCTGGCTACGGTGCTGGTCTAGGCGGTCTGCTTGGATTCTTAGGTTAAGGGGTAAGACATGGCAACGATGCAAGACTTTGGCGGTTTACTCTTTGGTGGCGGTGGTACTGGTCTAGAGGACTACTTGAGCGCTGATCAGCAAAGTGGAATTAGAAACCAAGCGCTTCTCCAAGCAGCAGCAGCATTGCTCTCTGCTGGCGGTCCAAGCGAGAGACCCGTCTCCATAGGTCAAGCCCTTGGCGGTGCTCTGCAAGCAGGTTCTGCTGGTTATCAGCAAGCACAGCAAGGTGCTGTGCAGAGTTTGTTGATGCGCCAGAAGTTACAAGAAGCAGATCGTGCAGCGCAGATGCGCAAGCTGTATCCGCAAATATTTAAAGAGACGATTACTCCAGAACAGATGACTATTGCTGGAATTCCAGCGAGGGTTGTGCGTGATGACGAAGGCAACTTGATGCCCAATGCACAGGTCACACCAGCGCAGAGACAGCTAACCATCGATCCAAACAAACTGCAAGCGTTGACGGCTCTGTCTTCTGACCCGTTAGCGACATTGGCAACCATATCTAAGTTAGTCCCAGACTTGCGTCGTGCAGGGTTCTTAACGACTGGCGTGCAAGAAAATCCCTTTACGATCTTCACGCAAGACCCGACAGTTCCTGACAGCATTAAGAAGATAGCAACTCAGTATGAGAGAAGTTACGCTTCTGGAACGCTTGATCCTGAGAAGGCAGACGAGCGTATTCGTCAACTTGGCGAGAGTGTTCGTAATGCTCAAGAGCGTCAAACATCTAGAGAGCAATCGGCATCACAGTTTGCGCAGACTGCTGCTGGCTTAGAGCAAGCAAGAGGTTTTGCTCAACAACAAGCTGCTGCATTACTTGCACTTCGTCAACAAGCAGATGCCAATAAGCCAGAGACCTTCTCCTATGCACAGAAGAAGGATTTTGATGTTGTGCAAGAAGATTTGAACCAAGCAAAACAGGCAAGAGATACTGCATCTATTGCTGATAGAGCTGCACCTTTAATTGAACAGGCTTACTCTGGAAGATTAGAGTCAACATTTAAAAATGTTGCAGGTGGTCTAGGGTTTTCAACTGACGCAAAAGACGCTAACGATTCTTTATTAAGACTTCAGAATCAACTGTCTGTTAAAACTCCTAAATTTAGTGGATCAACATCCAATGCTGATGCTACTCGTTACGACAAAGCCGTTGGAGATTTAGCCAATCCAAGTGTGTCTGGGGCAACAAAATTAACTGCTTTAAGAGATATTAAAAATTTAGCTGCTAAAGCAGCCGACTACGCGCAACAACAAGAGAACTATTACTACTCAAACAACAAGAGTCTCAAGGGATTCAAGTATGTGCCGTCTAACCCATTCGGGAACTAATCATGGCAACAAAACCCACTCAAAAAGACATATTTCTGCTAACCCAGCGTCCTGACCTTGCGCCTAAGTTCGATGAGGTTTACGGCAATGGAGCTGCTGCCGAGGTGCTCTTGAAGGCAAGTCAATCCACAAGTCCTAATGGCGCTGCATTTGGAGTCTTTCCACAAATGCAACCACAACGCAGTTTGAGGTCTGAGTCAGCTCCAGAGGCTGGAAGTTATACAGGCGCAGCCATTCGCGGTCTGACTCCTCCTTTGGCTACCGCTTTGATGGGTGCGCCATTCGGACCAGTCGGGATGTTGGCTGGCTCTTTGGCATTGCCAGCAGGTGACGCATTGACTGCCTTATTCAATACCGCTACGGCTGGCGCTGAGAGAGTTACTGGCGGTCAATACGGTAGAGTTACACCGCCATCACAAGCCATTCAGAACCTCTTAACTAGCGCTGGAGTACCAAAGGCAGAGACTACTGGTCAGCGTGCCTTAGAGACCAGTTTAGGCGCTATGGGCGGTACTGCCTCACAGATGGCGGGATTACAGAGACTGGCGCAGACTGCCGTCTCACCAGTTACCAGAGCAATAACTCAGCAGATGGCGCAAAGACCTCTGGCTCAGACAGCCGTTGCATTACCTGCTGGCGCTGCTGGTCAGGTCGCTGCTGAAGCAGCTCAACCACTAGGAACTATTCCAGCAATGCTTGCATCGATGGGTACATCGACTGTCGTTGGCGGTGCTGGTATGGGTCAAAGAGGCGGTCAAGCACCAACTGGTGCAGAGACACGCGCAGCAAGCATTGCTGACAAGGCTAGACGACTTGGCTTTACTGGCGAGACAGCTCTAACTCCAGCTCAGGCAGGTACAAGCAGAACTGCAAACATATTCGAGGCTGCTGCTTCGAGTCTGCCGTTTTCTGCTGGTCAGTTCACAAGACGCTATGGCTTGCAATCAGACTATGCGCAAGGCATCATCAACAAGGTCGCAGACATCTTTGGCGGTATGCCAGCACAACCAGACACGGCTTTCTCGTCTGGTGCTAGTGCTGTTAAAAAAGCAGCAGAACGCAATATGAATAATATCGGTAGTGGTATTCGTGAGGTCGCGTCACAGACTGACATTGACTTAGCTCAAGTTCCTAAGTTTCAAGAGTCAATCCTTGGAGCTAGAAAAATGTTGGACTCTATTGCTCCAGCTTTACGCAAAGACCCTTTATTTGAGAGCTTTGAGCAGCTTTACTTTGGCAAGCCAAACGAACAATTAAACTCTATGGTAAAGGATGCTATGCAACAAGCTGGAATCACTCCTTTAAAGGCTAATTACAAGGCTATGGAGGCGAGCTTTCGCAAGCAATTAGTTGATAGTGGCATCCCTGAGTTTGAGTTTCTTGGTTACCAACAAAAAGGCTCTATTGCAGGTCAAGACTACCAAGACCAGCGCCAACTATTGGGTGACTTGGCTTATGCCAATCGTGGTAGTGTGGTCGGTAAAGCATTTAGGGATATGCGTAATTCCTTAGACGACGCAAGAGACCAAACCTTTGAAGCTGCTGGTTTAAATGATCAGATCACAAAGCTAAAAGAATTGCGTGGCTCTTACGGTGAAGCCAAGGACTTAAACGACAGACTCAAGAACACCGCAGACAAGACTGCTGTGAATTACATTATTAGCAATCAGGACTCATTGGCGAATAAGGTGATCCCGTTGATGAGTGAGGCTGAGAAGAAGTCTCTGTCTCAAGCAATCCTTGCAGACATCCAGCAGTCCTCGATGTTTCCTACTGGCGAGATGGACATTACCAAGTTTGGACGCAACCTCATCAAAGATGTCAAGGCATCCCCCACGACATTGCCACAGATTCTTGGTCGAGAGAATGCTCAGACATTGACAGACTTAGCAGAGGTGGCGCAGTCTGCTCTCAAGGCGAAAATTCCTACTTCTGGAACGACTGAGAGAGCTACTATGGCTGGACTGCTAACCTCAATGCCAGCAAAGTTTGGAGCGTCTGTCGTTGGCGGTACAGCTCTGACAGGTGAACCCGTGATCGGTCCTATGCTCTCGCTGGGTATACCGCCATTGGCTACAAAGGCGTATCTGTCACCAGCAATGCAAAACATCTATGGCAATACGCTAGACCCATTATTCAATTACATGGCTGCACCAGTTGATCCGATGTTGCGTTACATGGGTGGTACTGGTCTGCTTAATACCCAGACAGCACAGCCAGAACCGTATCGCATTGAACTCAACAATATGCTGCCTAGCAGACAGTAAGGGACAAGACGATGGCAGACTACATTGGCGCTACACCGCAGAACCCTTTGCTTGGTTTGCTCTATGGTGGCTACGATTATTTAAGGTCACCGCAACGCACTCAGCAGATGCAGGGTCTGGCTAATTTTATTGAGTCAACTGGCATACCTAAAACGGTAGAGCGTATGTCCTATGGCGAACCATTGACGAACATAGGTCAAGCCAATGTGCCAGCACTAAAACCAGAGACGGCTGAAGCCATGATGACGGTTGCGCCTATGGCTGGTCCTGCTGCAAGGGCTACCGCAAAAGGAGTGCAAAGAGCTGGTGGTCTGCTTGGCTCTCAGATCAATCGTGCAATGCTTGGTGAAGGCGGTCTGCTTGCACCTATTACTCCGCAGCCAATGTTTGCAGTTAGCCCAATAAATTTAAAAAAAGGCATTTACAAGCCTGAGTTAACGATGGAAGAGATGTTGAAGGTTAAAGACATTCCTACCGTTGACAGGGTAAAGCAGTCAATCGATCTTGTTGGTGAAAAAGAATTTAAAAAGATGGTTGATGCGCAATACAAAAAATACAAACCAACCGATCAGGATCAAGAAGCAATGCTTGTTGAGTCTGTAACTCTTGATATTCTTGGTAAGGCGCAAAGATCACCTTATCCACAAGAACAGGCATTGCGTACTGCACAGGAAAATGCTGCAACGCTTGGACAGTCTGCTAAACAAGAGACAAGAATGTTGCAACAAGGATATTACCCAGACTGGTATCACGGTTCTACTGGTGACATTACAAACTTTAGACCAGACCTTCTTGGTGAGGCTACTGGCGCTGCAAGCGCTAAGAAGGCGTACTTCTTTGCGCGTGATCCGCAAAATCCTCCTGCTGGTTTATTACAAAAAACTACTGATCAAGAATCAATAGATTTACTCAAACGATTAGGCAAGACAGACGAAGAAATCGCTGCACTTAATGCTGTATCAATGGAAGGAAACGCTGCTCAGACTGCATCTGGCTATGCCCAGATTGGCGGTTCAAGGGAATACAGAGAAGCAATGCGCAAAGCAAATGCAGCAGAGAAGCGTGGCGACTGGAATGAATACGAAAAGCAGATGCAAATTGCCGAAGATTCTGAAATAAGCAGAATGAACTATGCGCAAGGTTTAGTGGCTAAATATGGCGACGCTAGAGACCAGATGCTAGAAACAATTAAAAACACTATATATAGTAAAAAATTATCTCAAGAAGAAGCAAGTGCATTAGATAAAAAGTATATGGAGTTAATGCCTTACGGTTGGTATAACACTTTTGAACCTAAACAATTTAATGATCTTAAAAAGCAATTAGTTAATCTTGTTGGGGAAGATGCTGCTGCCCCAGCGTTAAAGCAGATTGACGACTTTAAGTCGATTAAAGCCGAAAGAATGATCTCGGAGAATACGCAAGAAGGTGGCAATGTTTTGCCAGTCGCTTTGCGTTACAAGAATCCAATGGTTTATGACTTTGCTGGAAGCTCTTACAGAGATCAAAGCTATTCAGACTTGATTGATCAGGCTATGGCTGGTGGTCACGATGCTTTGATTATGAAGAACACATACGATCCAGCGTCTGGTCCATCAAAGTTGATTGATGTTGGCGCTGTATTTAGTCCTGATCAAATTCGCTCACGTTTTGCTGCCTTCGATCCATTCCGCAAAGATATTGCAACGGCAACCGCAATGGGTGTTGCATTACCTGATCTGCTTGCGAGTCCAGTAGATCAGCAGCGCCAGCAACCAAGCATTCAAGACCTAATCGATTACGGGTTACTTTCCCCTTAAACACGACTTCTCAGCGCAATAAGTTCCAGCACATTAGGATCATTTTCCTGACCCTTTGCTGGTGAGTACAACGCTCGGTATCTTTCCTCTGCTTGCGGTCTTGGCTCACACAAGTAGTACACCGCAAGGGACTTGCGTGCAAAGTCTTCTGGGCATTGAACGGGTCGTGATAGTCCATGTAACGAATTTGTTGTGTCAAACAGCACAGCACGATTGAATTTAGGCATCACCTCTTTTACGAGGTTGGATGTCTCGCTCCACATTCCTAAGTGACCGCCAAAGTCTTTGTGCCAGTCGGGTGTCAGGTACACGATTAGATTTAACCGTCTCTCAAGCAGGAGCTTGGGGTGTATTGAGTAATCGAGATGCGGGTTGAGCTTTCCCCCAGAGATATGCCTGTGCATACCAGCACCATGCAAACCAGCGTCAGCGTAGAGCGTGCAACCAGTCAAGTGAACAAGGTGCTGCACAAAGTCAGGAGACACAAGGTGCTGCATTGCTTTATAAATACTTGCTGGGAAAGCACCCCAATGATTCATGGTTGACTTGTGCTCAAGTGCATTGTTGTAATGCACCCAGAAGTCTTTTACTGTGTCAAAGTCTTGAGATATTTGAAACGCTAATTGCGTTGGAAAGAAGTCATCGATTACCAAGTGCTTGAACGGGTGCTC